CTTTGTCTCTGCTGACTTTGAAATAATTTATATTAAAAATGAGAGTTAAATTCAATGATGACACTTGAATCAGCTTTAATGGATACCAGCTACGATTTGGAGTTGGAAAAAATTAAAAGTAAAATTAAACAGTTATATGTTGATTTACTTTCAAAAACATACAAACAAGCACACCCAGGAGCTACTCCAGAACAACTTGAGTCCTTCATTGAGGACAATATGATGGAATTTCCTGAACATGAATCTTTTGATGATGATGTAGAAGGTCTTGAAAAGATTCTAGATTTACTGACTCATGAAGAAGACCTTGACAAAGTATCAGAAAAGGTGTATAATAATACTAACGTAGAAGAAACTAAAGAACTCTCTAGTAAATCTAAAGACTCCTTAAGAACTCCTAAGACTACTCCTTTTGATGTACCTAAAGGTGGTTTATTTAATGTTAAAGATAAACGATCTAAAGTATTCACTAAGTCTCTTAAAACTCCTAGAGGAAACATTAAAAGATTAGTAGACGACGATCCTAAAGTCCACACTAAACATCTTCAAGATATTTGGGATGCTGAGAGAGAAAAACTTTTAGAGTTAGTTCGTAAACGTAACAAAGAAAACCATGTGAGGTTATGGTGAAACCAATTAAAGTCCGTAAGGCCGGTAAAATGGTCTCTAAAAAGAAAACAAAAGTTAGTGAAGAATCCCGTAAGAAGAATGCTTCTCGTTGGGTTTCTGAGCGTCGATTGACGTCCGAATGAAACGTGGTAAGATTAAACCTCTTGTTAAGGCGTTCCCTAAGGAGCGTACTCAAGTTTGGTCTAAACAACAGCTTTTCATTAAACTTTCTAACCAGAAACAAGAGACGAGAGAACCTTATTTATTTGGCTCGTCTCGTTCAATTTACACAATAGCTAAATTTTCATCCAGGTAGGAGTAGTAAATGAGTGATTATACAATCCAGGTAAGTTGGTCCGGTAAGGATGCTCTTGCTGATAGTGATCCGAATAAAGTTATTTCAGGTGCTGATTTTAATACTGAATTTACAGCTATTCAGACTGCAGTCGGTACTAAAATGGATAAATCGGCTAACCTGAGCGACGTAGTGACTCCTGCTACTGCGAGGGCCAACCTTGGTCTTGCTATTGGTACTGACGTTCAGGCTTACGATGCTGACAATGTAGTTTCTGATGTTGCTAATGAGTATACAGCTACGCAGAATTTTAACGCTACAACTTTAAGCGACGGTGCGACTATTAACTGGGACGCTAGTGCTAATCAAACTTGTTCAGTCACTTTAGGTGGTAACCGTACTATGGCTGCTCCTACTAATCTAGTTGACGGTGCTTTTTATCACATTACAGTCATTCAGGACGGCACTGGGTCTCGTACTATTACCTGGAATAGTGTCTTTAAGTGGCCCTCTGCAACTGCACCTACGTTGACGACTACTGCTTCCGCTAAAGATGAATTAACTTTTCGATCAGACGGCACGAACATGTACAATGTTGGTCAAGCTTTGAACGTATCCTAAGGAGACTAAAGATGTACGCTGTATTGACTAAAAATGGGAATACATATGATCTTCCGGTTGTTAAGACTGGTAATTCTAATGTCGTCATTAAACATATCCAAGAACGTGATGATGTAACGTATCAAGCTAATATTGTACGAGTGTGGTCTAAAGATGAATTAAAAGACGTAGGTATTGTTCGATTCTCAGAACCTAAAGTTCCGACTGGAAAAATCGAAAGTGGTTCTAAAGAAGACACCCTGACTTCCTATGAAGTTACTAGGAAGAGTGTTTGGATTGATGATCCTGACTATGTTGCTCCAGACCCTGAGGCCTTACTACGGGAATCTTTAATTAAAATTATTAAGACCGAAGCCTATGAACGTATTATTCAAATTATTCCTGAGTGGAAACAACGCAACCTAACTGCTCAGGCTGCTCAGTTAGCTGAAAAAGGCCGTGTAAATTGGACCGCAGAGGAATTAGCTGCTTGGGACGCTGGTGTTTTGATTTGGGATCAGGTGTCTGTTATTCGTAGTAAATCCGATTCTTTAGAGCAATCTGTCATTGGAATGACTTATGATGAACTTAAAGAATTTGATCCTCGTTTAGATGAGGTTTGGGTTTAATGCCTTATTGGGTAAAACCAACTGGAATTAGCGCAGCGGGCGGCTACGTCATCGAGGGCAGCGCCTACGGTGATGGGTCAAGCGGCTATCAGTCGGTGGCCGGGTCTGGCTCGCCGACCGACGATCAAAACGTCACTATTGAATTTTGGGTAAAACGTCACAAGCTCGGCACGGCGCAGACGATCTTCGACGCTTACCTAAGCTCCAATAACTACGTCTCCGTTTCTTTCGACGCTAATGACAAGCTTGATGTTCACCTGTACGGCGGTGGTTCTACTCTACTGCGACTTGTCACAACGCGCGTCTATCGAGACGTTGCGGCCTTTGTGCATATCGCGGTGACACTGGACCTTGACAATGGGACGCAAGCAGATCGTTGTCAGGTACGGACGAACGGCACCCGCGAGACGGCATTTGATACTTCGACGCTTCCTGCCAATACCACCACGGTTCACTATGTCGGTTACTCTGGTGCAACACATTACATCGGGCGTAATGGTGGTGGCTCCAACTACTTCCATGACAGCATTTCGCGGATCATTGTACAGGACGGGCAGACGACACCTGTTGGTCCGACAGACAACGGTGACGGTACGATCTCTGTTGCTGATCCGACCGCCACGATTGTTCCAGGTAATGACGGCTTCTGGTTCGAGGGCGGCGATCTTGCCGACGCCACTGCGACAGATCGAAGCTCGGCAAGCAACAACTTCACCAAGACTGGCACCATCACTGCCACCAACGACAGCCCGACCGACGATGCGGCGAATGGGTATGGCAACCGAGCCACGCTCAATCCGCTGTCTCAAGGCGGTGGCTCCGTCTGTACTGGCCGGGTGTTCTCGAACGGCAACCGCGAATACCAGGCACCCAACACTGCGACGGAAGGCGACCACACTCGCGCTACGATGACAATGCCGTTTCCAAACGACAAGCTGACTTATATTGAGTTCCGTGTCGGAACAAATTCAACGACACAAGGGGCTGGCGTCTGCTCAATCGACACCGACCACAATACGACGGTTGGCTTCGGTACGAATGACATTGGTGCCTACGACAGTAGTACACAAACTCGTATTTACAAAGACGGTGTAATTGTAGGAAGCGCATTTACGCCACGAATTGACACGGCCAGCACCGACCTTGTCTGCATTGCTTATAATGGCTCTGATGGGAAGGTTTGGATTGGCACCAGTGATGGTACTACTCGCACTTGGCGGGATAGCTCTGGCACAGGGCGCACCAGTGATGAACCGGGGAGTGGCACTAACCCAACGGCAACGTTGGACACTGGCATTCAGTGGTTTGCTTATGCTGCGGCGTATGACCAAGGAACAATGGATGCCCTAGTCGATGCCGACGACTGGGTACACACCGCGCCGAGCGGGGCCGTTGAGCTTTCGACTGAGAACCTTCCTGCACCCGCCATCACTAGCTGGCAAGATCACTACTACGCCGAGGCGGGCATCAGCCACACAACTTCTTCGACCACGGCGGTCAGTCTTCCGTTCGATTTGAGTACAACGGGCGGCATGGTGAGAATCAAGCGCACCGACAGTGCTGGCGACTGGTATTGTGTTGATACTGAGCGCGGTGGCACCAAGTACATCACACGCAACTCGACGCCAAGCACTGAGGGCACATTCTCGGACGGCGGTTTCGGAAGCAGTACGTTTACGCTTTCTAGTGACTTAGCAACGGGCACATATATTATCGAGGCATTCGTCCAAGGAGAATGGTTCCAAATCAAGACGTATGCTGGTACAGGCGTGAACCGGACTATCTCCTATGACGCAACGCTTTCCGCAACGCCGGGATACTTCGAGGTCAAGAACCTCGACACAGCAGACGATTGGTTCGCTTTTCATGTGTCGATTGGCGCAACGAAATATCTCAAGCCAAACCAATCTATAGCGCCAACAACATCTTCGATCCGGTGGAACGATACTGCACCGACAACGACCGGCTTCACTCTTGGCACTTCCGCTGATGTGAATGACAGTGGCGGCGACAGCTTCATTTCGTACCATTGGGCGAACGGCGGGCCATACAAATTTGGTGCCGTCCAGCATAACGGCAGCACCGATGGCTCGGTAGTTTGGCTTGGTGGAACGCCACAGGCATACACCGACAAGCGGAGCGATGCGACGCCCTCGTCGTGGGTGCATTGGATCGGTGCGAAAGAGGAAGGCAACCCCAAAGGTGATGACTTCTCTCTTGAGTCGACTGTCGCCCCGCCCGCAAACTTCTTAAGCATCGACATGGTTTCGACCGGCATTAAATACCGCGACAATCGGGGCGCTCGGCCACTGGTTTATAGCGCCTACGGCATCCAGCCGTTCGACGGCGACGGTGTTGAACAAGCAAGGGCAAGGTGATGGCTAAAAAAGTCAGCAACAAAAAGAGTCACCGCAAAGTCATTAAACGGCGGACTAAACCAGCAGGACTAAAGCATAGAAAAAAGCTTGGTCCTAAATCTAATATGAGAGTACGGTAAATTGGAAGGCTCAATTGACATTGGATTAGTTGTCACAATCGGTGGCATTATTTTTAGTGTTGCTGGAGCAGCGGCTGTAGCGCAATCACAAATTAAAAATATTGTGGAAATGCTACATGATTTAGAAGCTAGATATCGGACATTTGATCAACGACTTGATAAAGGTCATACTCAAATTGAAACGCAATCACAAAAGCTTGGAGTGCTTGCCAAGATGATGGACCCTTCTAATGAAGCAGCAAGGCACAGAGAAATGTCTAATATTATTACACGTATTGACAGGGCTGAAAAAGATATCTCAAAATTAATTACTATGCACAATGGCAAACATCCTAAAGTAGAATAAGTATGAAAGAAAAATTAATAATTGATGGAGCCATTGCAACACCAGCATTAACAATGCCGTGGTGGTTACATATTTTTGAAGAATGGGCGCAATTTGGTATAACAGTAGTAACACTTATTCTTGTTTGTAGCCGTTTGTATGTTTTATACAAAGATCATAAGGAGAAATAAGATGCCTAAAGTTGCAGGAAAACATTATCCATATACAAAAGCTGGTTATGCAGCAGCTAAAAAAGCTAAAAAATCTCAAAAGAAAAAAGCTAAAAAGAAATGACTATAAAGTATAGAAATGAAACTTTTTCGGGATATAATAAACCTAAACGTACACCCGGAAAATCTAAAAAATTTGCTGTGTTAGCAAAAGATGGCAATGATATTCGATTAATCCGTTTTGGTGATCCAAATATGACAATTAAAAAAGATCAACCGGCACGAAGAAAAAGTTTTAGGGCTAGACACAAATGTGATACAAATCCACCTAATAAACTTTCAGCCCGATACTGGAGTTGTAAAAAATGGTAAAACAAGGTTTGTACGCTAATATTAATAAACGTAAAAAATTAGGTATTTCTAGGCCAAAATCTAAAAGTACAATTAGCAAAAAAGCTTACTCAAACATGAAAGCCGGTTTTCCTAAGAAACGAAAGAAAAAATAATGCCTAGTTTTGGAAACAGATCACGAGACTGTCTTGAGACAGTACATCCTAATATCCAGTTAGTTCTACATGAGGCCATTAAACACTACGATTTCAGTGTTATTGAAGGACATAGGACTAAGGAGAAGCAAGATGAATTCTTCAAAACTGGAGCGTCAAAGCTCCCTTTTCCTAAGTCTAAGCATAACCAGTATCCTTCTCTTGCTGTTGATATTGTACCTTACCCTATAGATTGGGAGAACCTACAAAGGTTCCATGAGTTAGCCGAAGTGGTCTATGCAGCCGCAGAAAAGCATGGGGTAATTAATTTACACTGGGGTTATGATTTATGGGAATGGGATATGCCACATTGGGAGCTTAGGTAATGGCTTTTGGTATTGATGACGCTATTGCTTCCGGTTTAAAAATTATCAATAAGTTTATTCCTGATCCTCAGGAAAAGATTAAAGCTGAACAAGAATTACGAAAAGACTTATTAGCTGCTGATGTAGCTCAGATGGAAGTTAATAAACAGGAAGCAGCCCATAGGACTGTTTTTGTAGCTGGATGGAGACCGTTTATTGGATGGACCTGTGGTTCTGCATTTGCTATGCATTATGTTTTATTTCCACTTTTGCAAGTCTTAAGTTTATACTTAAATTTTACTCCTCCTCAGTTATCTTTTGATATGGAAAGTTTACTTACAGTTATGCTTGGTATGTTGGGATTAGGTGGTATGAGGACGTATGAGAAATTCAAAGGGGTATCTAAATAATGGCTTTTAGACAGATCATTAACAAAGTCCTGACTCGTCTTCGGGAAGATACAATCACTTCGGATTGGACTGGTGATATTAATGATTCATCAGACGTCGATGATTATCAGAAGCTTATTGGTGAGTTAGTAAATCAATCTAAGCATTTAGTTGAGAATGCTTGGGATTGGGGTGTATTACGTACTGTTGAGACTGTTGCTACGTCTAGTGGGACTGTAAGTTATACTATGAGTAACTTAGACTATAAATCTCGTATTATGCAAGTCTTAGACGATACAAATGACTCTGAATTGAAACATATTTCAGATAAAGACTTCTATCGCTTTACGTACATTGGTGACTCTCAAACTGGTCAACCTATGTATTATCGTTTAAAGAATAATGAGATTAGCTTTTGGCCTAC